CATCTTTCATAAAAGAAACTTCATTTTCAATTCCTAAACCAAGCTCTGTATAAGAAACGCTAGTTCCATTTAACCAAAGACAGGCTTCGAGAGCTACTGGTGGTAAGGCGTCTGCTGTGAAGTCTGTTGCGAAGTCTGGAGCCGCATCACTTCTTTCTAAAGAAAGTCCTGCAACATTAAAAGTGGCGCTTGGAATTGTTCCCGCTCCCCAGTTTTCTAACGTCATTGATTGCGAGCGTAGACCGCCACATACTTGTTTGATTTCACCGCCAACATTATGCTCTGCCGAGAAAGTTGTTGAAGTAGAAGTGTTGCTATAAAAAGTTGATACTGCACTCACAACAACCCCATCACTAGGAGCGCCGTTGGTAAGGGCAAAAGGAAAAGTGATTGTTGTCGCATCGACAGCACTAATTGGGCGACACTCAAAAGCGCCTGCTTCCTGAACTGTAACAATGTCACCAACAAGATAAGAATGTGATGTGAAAGTTAGAACTGTTGATGTGTTCCCAGTTGTTGTTGTCTTAGTGGCTGCTGTTCTTTTTCCACCTAGTAAAGATTGAGTTAACACTTCTAAGGCTTGTGGATAAGCTCCCTCTGTTGCGCTTGCTCTGAACTCGACGCCCATGCTTCCTGCAACTTCTGGGATACCAACTCTTGAAGCTTCCTGCTCAGTCGTCCCACTCATTGTGTCTCTTGAAAGTTCTTCTCTTGTCTTAGAAAGATTTAGAGAGTCTTTTAAAACCTCAATATAATCTGTGCCTGCCGTGGGAGAAACAACCGTTCCCTCTGTTGACTCTGTGTTGAGAGCAATTGTTGATTCTGATGTTACCATTCCTATTGTCATTTTTTTCTCCGTTATAAAGTTACAATATCTATTGTTTCAAAATTAGAACAACCCATATTTGCGCTGCCTACATTATCAATAATTAATTCCGATGTGTCTAAAGTGTTGTCGCCCATCCAATAAGAGTGTGTACAAGTCCCTATAGTTGTCGGGTCTGAGTATGAACCGCTATTATATAAATTAGTCACTTGAGCTTGAGTCAAGGCATCTGAGAACGTACTAAGTTCAATAATTTTATCATCCCACATACTTGCACCAACCAAATCACCCTCTCTCGTCCCTATATGACAATTATTATCCATAATAGTTGAGGGAATTACTGCGGGGATTGTCCCAGAACTTTCATCTAAAAGATGAACGCCATCGACATAAAGTTTAGCTCTATCTGTCCCTGCTTCGTTGCCATCATATACAAAAACTAAATGGTAATTCTTATCTGCTCTCGTTGGTCTAAACGTTGTTGTTGCAGAACCTACCCCGAAAGTAAAAGCCGAATTAATCCACGTCCCGCTAAATTTACCGCTTGCGGCATCAAGTTCTTTTCCGTAGAAATACCAAATATTTCTACCGGAAAGATTTTGAGTCATGTCGATGTTTATTATACAAGACACCGAGAATGTTGTTGCGCCTGCTACGCCCCTAATAGGTGCTGTCATAAAAGTATTATTAGCATCTGTGAAATCATAAGCTTTTAATACGCTCCATGTTTCACCAGCGGCAGGCGGGTCGGGTAATGTTGCTGTCCCACTGATTGTTGCTCTATGTTTTATATTAAAATTAGCTCGTAAAGCCAAAGTTGTGTCTGCTATTTTCTCGGGAGCTTCTAAATCTGTTTGTGCAACAACAAGAACAATCTCAGGAGCGCCAATTTTTGTGTTAGCAAAATCCCTAGTGATAACTTCTAAATCATCATAGAGAGAGGTGAGCGCCAACTTCTCGGCGTCGTCGTCTGAGCGTGGCGTATAAGTTTGAGTAAGTACCACAAAAAACTCTTGGTCTAATGTTAAAGACTTATTAGTTCCAAGTGACTCACCACCAGAACCAACACCAAGCCCATAAGAATTAGCTTCCCCACGTTTACTATTTTTTTCTAAGTCGTAAGTGTAATCAAGCTTAGTACGCCCTAAATCTAGCGCCGCCATTCTTAATTCCATTGCTTCGAGAATCAATGTTTGGTTAGAACTCATATCCTAGTCACCGTTAGTGTTCTTGATTGAACCTTTTCGCTAGTATCGTTAAGCCCATCGTCGTCTCTATCTAAATCAATAAATGGGGTTTTAATTGCTAACGAGTAATCGCTTTTGTAGTCCTCAGATTTCATTTTATAAAGCCCATCTGGGTCGTCCATAACAGAACCAAAGATTTTCGAAAGCGTTAAGTAAGTCGCTGCTAATTTAATTTGTCCTATGTCGTGAATATCGAAAGCAGTTATATCTTTTCTCTCACCACTAGAAGTTGTTTTAAATGAACCACTATTTCTTAACACTTGAATGATGTGGTCACGACTAGCAACGTGAGTAAGTATGTGCGAACTCTCCCCACTAGGTAGAAAATTAGAAGCTTCGAAAAACTCTCTCTTTAAATCTGTGTCGTCAGAGAAAACAATATTGAGCCCATTAAAAACCGTGGCGCTTGTTGTAACACTTGGGCGAAACCTATAAAAAAACATTGTCTCACCATTGATTTCAACCTCTGCCTCGTCGGTCAAGTCTCTGTCCCAAGAAATGAAGCCACTTCTAGTATAAGAATTAGTCTCGTCAAACATATTAGTAATGCTTACCCAAGACGAGCCATTGTAATATTCGCCTGCAATAGTCCCTGCGTTTGTGTTCGCTGTACCGAGTTCGCAATAAAAAGCGTTCACTGGTTTATAAAAGCCCACATAGATATAAGAAGTAGTAGAACTAAGAGTGAGCGTAAAAGTATCACGGTCAAAATCCAGTGCTTCCTTAGAGTATTCCGTAAAGCTTGAGTTATCATCATGGAAAATTGTTAATTTATTTTTTATCTTTAGCATCGTCGCTCCCACTTAATTCTTTTTCTATTAACATGACAGCGCTTTGAATATTTTTATGCTGCTCAAGATTTCCGTTAAAGGCTGCGCATACTTGCTTAATCATTTCAACCGCCTGTTTTGTTTTCTCGTCCATCACTTATCCTTTATTAAATCGTAGCCCAAGCCGTTCCGTTAGACCATTTTACAGTTTTGGTAGTCGAATCATATACAATCCAACCCTCGTTTCCAGCCCCAGCCGCAGGTAACGAACCTGTTGCATAACTAGCTAGGTTAATAGGTAACTTAAAGTCTACCTCAGCTGGCAAAAACTCTAAGCATTCTACGCCACCAGCTACCGCATAAAATTGGTCGCCAAAGCCTGTAGCATATAGTCCTGTATTTACATCATTCCCGAAATTAAGTCCCACACTAGAGACGCTGCCACCAGCCCCAACAACAAAGGTTTTATTATTCGACATTACAAAAGACTGTAGACATGAAGTTCCACCCGAACCGAATGTGAAAGTATCTATCCCAGTTATGCTAAGTTTTAAATTGGTTCCACCTGACTGAAATATTCCTGATGTGTTATCATTACTACCGACAAGAGATTGAAATTCTAATGAGCCTGTGATTGAAACATTGCCTGTTGATAAGTCACCAGTAATTACATCACCTATGTTTAACTCATTTGAAACGGTAGCGCCTGACGGGTCGGTAGTGTGTCCGATAATTATATTATTAGAACCTGTGGTTAGTAAATCGCCAGCTTGATAACCGATTAGGATATTATTTGTTGCTGTGGTTACATTAAAACCTGCTGAGTAACCTATGGCTGTATTACTTGATGCGGTTGATGCTGCTGTTCCAAAAAGAGAATACGCCCCCACGCCTGTATTGCTAGAACCTGATGTTAAATTAGATAACGAACTAAAGCCCATGCCTGTATTCGAACCGCCTGTTGTTATCGCTGTTCCTGTAGACGCCCCTAGCGTAGAATTAGCTGCGCCTGTAGTAAGAACCAATGAAGCATAACCAACAGCTACATTAAAATTGGACGTAACGACTGCTTTTAAGGTTGAGCCACCTATACCAATGTTTTGACTACCTGATGTACAAGCTTTTAAAGATTCTGCGCCTATCCCTACATTTAGATTAGTCGTTCCGTCGTCGTTCAAACCTGCGTCGGTTCCGATAAAGTAAGAACTCCCATCACTGGTTGCGTCTGATAAGTCATCTAATGAATTAGCGCCACCACTAGCAGTTTGCCACGTTGCCGCACTATCACCAGTCGCCGTAAGGACTTGCCCTATTGTGGGAGCCGTTGCGCCCGATACAGAAACCGTTGTTGTTGCTGAATTTAAAGCGTTAGCTGACGACGCAATTCCCGCCTCGTCGTACATAGTTTCAACACCCGCATCGTTTTTAGAAACAAGTTTTTTAGTTGTTGAATCAATATAGAGCGCAGTTTTCCCACTCTCTGGGGTACTCGGTGTTGTATCATTTTTTATAATTAGTTTTGTCATAAACTATGTCCTTTTATACTCAAATAAACTAAATCTCATAGAGATAATAGTGCTGTTGGTGTCAGTATCTCCCACAAAGTATAAAACATCTGTAGGTGACAATTTAAAAGATATTGGTGGCACAATTTCCATTGTATTCTCCACCCCTGTATCAATTGTTGCTCTGAATACTTCATAGCGTGTTTCAAACTCTCTATTAAATACATAGCCCTTGATTGTTACTCTAGGAGAGCCACCGCCTGAAATCTTATTAACATTAAACCAAAGATATTTTGCTACTCCATCACTATTAGCATCTGTATGGTAGATAGCTTGTTGAGTAGTCGATTGCCCACTAGGAATAATCGCTTGAGTAGTGGCACCTGTTGTTTCTGTGATAGTAATATCATTACCATTCGATTGATTAGAACCAGACACGGAGACAGCACACCTATTAATACCTAAGCCTGAAAAACTTGTTACATCACTTCCTGTATTACTTAGAACGTGTAAACCTATTGCATTTAAACCATCGTCGTCAACATATGCGAAGTATAAAGTTGTTGCACCTGTTGAGCCTAAGCCATCGGTCCCAGTGTTATATGTAATAGTAAACGTAGAGGCTGTAGTCATTGGAACAAAGTTCCCTGTAGTTGCCCATATAGTTTGTTCACCGCTTGCTGCAGCAAGGTCTAACCTATAACCAAATTTATTAAAACCAGTTACCCCTCCACGCCTACCGATTAAAACTTCATCAGTAAAATCCGTGGGTCTACTCGATTGAGCATCACTATCCCTTCCTAGCGTTTGATTTAGAGGGGCATTGGATGGGACAAAATCATTTCCGTAATAAGTAGTTAGCCTTAGGTATGTTTGAGCGCCCGTATCGTTTATTAATCTAACTCTAAAATATCTACCTAGCTTTACTGCCGTATGAAATTCAGATACGCCACTAGCTACTCTAAACCCCGAAACTGGGAATGTACTATCCCAATTAGTCCCATCGTTAGAGAAATCAAAATACAAAGTCCCATCGTTATCAGTCTTGAGCATCACCCCGGCTTGAGGTAAATCATTTTGTTCGCCTGTGCCTGTGTATGTAGCGCCACTACTTAAAGGCGTGGTCGTGGTGTTACCTGTAGAGGTTTCGCCAACACAATTCATGTCTCTAAGTAATGTCATAATCGGTTCCGTTATATATTAGAGAAAAACTTTCTAAATCTTTTATTATTGGGGACGCTGTGCCTTGGATTGTAATGTTTAAGGTATTATCGCCGCCACTTCTATTCGTT